GGGTGTGTTCCAGCCACCCTGGACGATCCGGCGAGCCAGCTCGACCTGGACTGCCTCGGGCAGCTTGCGCCAGTCGCGCGCGCTCTTCTTCCGAAAGGGGATCGCCGTGGTGATCTTCACCCCGTTGCGCTGCATCAGCGTCTGGGCGTAGGCACCGATGGTGCTCCGGCTGATCGGGTGGCCGATAGAGGCCAGCCACGCGGCGATGACTGCATAGTTGGAGTAGCGATTGACCTTCAACCGAACGTCCAGGCCCGCTCGTACGTCGGAGGGCAGCTGATCGATGAGGTTGCAGCGCTTGGCACCAAGCCGCTTGGCGAACTCTCCGATAGCGCTCTTGCCGACAGGGTAACCACGCGCAGCCAGCCATGCCGCCAGTTCTACATAGCCCTGCGTCCGACCGACTAGAAGCCTCTCTTCCAGGTCGGCGCGAACGTCGTCGGGCAGCATGTCAATCTTTGAGCGAGGTGGCATCACTGGATTCCTTCTGGCGGCTGTCGCTGAAATGGGTGGTCACCGTCCGAGGACTCCGCGTGCACGGAGAGCCACGCGAACCGGCCGACGACCGAAAGGACGGCCCACCCTGCGGTAGTTGTTCAGGCCCCGGCCCACGGACACCCACCGCTTGTCCGTTCAGATGCCTCTGTTACAGGGGCACCCACTCATCCTTTCCGGTCGCGACGTTGAATCGAATCCAACCCTGCACGCCATCCTTCACCACAATGGCCCTGGCACGGCGCGGGTCATCGATGTCTTCCTGGCGACGCGTCATCTCCAGCCCTTCTCGGAGCTTGGAAAGCCATTCCCAACTGCCCGGCTCGATGGGTTTGACCTGGACAGGCTTGCCGGGCAGCTCCAAGCCGATCCGGTGCGCGTCGGCCTTGAGCAACTCCAGCTCGGATTCGATACGCAGCATCTCCTGGTCGATGACCTTGATCCTGGCGACCGACTCGACCATCGGCGCAGCCTTCGGCCACGGCCACGGCTCAATCGCATCGATAGCGTCCGCTGCGGCCAACTTCAGGTTGTCCTGCATGACGTAGGTGGCTGCCAGCTGGTTGAGCGGATCCATGTCATGGTCGCCCCTTCCGGTGGCACTGCGCAGGTCGGCCGGCATCATCCCCGAGACGCGGCTCTCGGACGCGATGGCGTTCTCGACCGTGGCCGGGTAGCTACCCGAACCGCGTTCGGTGATGGCCTTGCGGAAGTTGCGGGTCACCGCCTGCTGATACTCATTGGCCTTGCGGTCGATCTGGCCCCAGATCAGGGCGATGTAGTCCTGACGGGTGATAGGCCCGGTGAGAATCTTGTTGCGCTCCTCATCGAGCACCAGCAATCGCTGGTAGCGGTCGGTGACGGCGGTGTTGATCTTCTCCGTGACGGATGCGATTCCGTCAATTTCAGCGCTGATTTCCGAAATGTTGTCCATGAGGTTTCCTTATCGTTGCATGGCGTTCTGAGCCAAGATCGCGGCTTGAATGAAGCTGATAGCGGGATTGGCGTGCTGCATGTCGCGTGCGAGCGTGTACAGCTGTATTCGCCCCTGATCGACATGGCAACCAGCGGGAATTGCAAAGTTGGCCGGACCATTTCCTGCCGCTGCGTCAGGCTCGGCGAAACTCAGCGGCTGCATGTTCTTGACTGCCGGAGGGGCTGCACCAAGAAAACCGACGTGGCGGAGGTAGTAGGCTCCCGGCCTCGGGTTGCCAGGCGTTTCGGGCATGTAAATGGATGCCGAGACGTTCTTGTAACGCTTGGCCCGCACGGCATCGATGAGGCTCTCATCCACGTCGGCAAAGGCATACAGGCCACCATCCATTTCCGTGAGGCTCTTCACCTCGCCGTAGGCATCCGTTTCCACGTCCGGATGACCGAGCACCAGCTTGGCTGCGCGCAGGTCGCGGCTATAGCCAGCTGCGACCTGCCTCACTGCCGCCTGGTCAATGGTGACCGGACCGGATTGCGAGTTCCATGTGCCAGCCTGGAATATCTGGAAGGCACGAATGGTCATGCGCGGGCCGACTTTTTTCGGGCGCGTTCAATGACCTTGCGCGCACCGCGTTCGCCCATGCCCAGATGGCGGGCCACCTCGGCATAGTTGGAACCATTGAACATTGCCAGCGCCTCAGCGTCGCGGCGTTCCCGGCTGCGGACCGAATCGCGGGGGAAGGAAATGACCTGACCACCCCAGTGAAAGACCAACATGGCCGAGACACTGGCCGCAACCTGGTCGCAGGTATCCGCTGCCACAGCATGGTCCGACAGCACCTTGCGGACTTGGTCTTCAACATCGCCCAGAAGCTCCGACCGCCGTTCACTCATCGACATTTTGCCGCTCATAGGTGCTTTGCTCCTTCCTCGCCAGATTCGATGGGTGCAATGCCAACGCACATCGCACCGATGCCCCGAAAGGGCCATGCGCGGACTGTCTGACAGGTGTCAGACAGGCCGCAAAGGGTGTTCATCAGCTCGACCCAAGGATTTGCTTGATGGCCGCTGCGTTGCGGCTGATCTTGTTGATGACGGTGGTGTCGCTACCCGGATCGTCCATGTACTGATCGAACAGCTCCGGAGACACTTGGTTGACCACACGCAGGCCCACCTGCGCGGCGGCAGCAGAAGGCACAGGCGAAGCGGCGGTGAACACCGGCATCCTGTCGATCATAGGCATGACCATCCCGCCCTCGGCATAGCCGCGCCACCAGTCGATGGCGGCCATGCCGACCTTGTTGAAGGCAGACAGGAAGGCCAGCGCGCCGGGCTGACGCACGACCTCCTGCCGGTGGACGAACTCACCCGCATGGACAATGCCCGCAGGCTGATACTTGCCTCCCGCGCCGGTGTAGCCACCCACGGCGAAGCTCGACGCTGCACCAATGGAATTGGCGACCGTCATCGCCGAGGCCGCCGCACTCAGCTGCTGAGCAGCCGCCATCACGACAGCACCGCCGGTCGTGAGCTCGCCACCGGACTTGCTCAGCGCGCTTGCGCTGGTGGCAACAGCGGTCGCGCCCGTGGTGACGGCTGCACCAGCGACGCCAAGAGCGGTGGCAGCCGTTTGCGTGGCGACCGCTGATGCAACGTCCGCACCAACGTCTACGCCCTTGTCAAACACCATCGAGGTGATCTTGTTCGCCAGCGCCTGCGACCATTGGTCGGCGACAAACTCCGCCAGGCCGCTGGATACCGTCAAGAAGAAGCCACGCACCATGTCACCGAGGGACGCGCTGCTGTTGGCGAGTGACATGAACGCTTCCTTGAACGCGCTCTGGAAGGTGGAGCGCACGTTCTGTTGCAGCAGGTCCGTGGTCTGCGCCATTTCCCGAAGCTTCAGCTCTATCTGCTCGACCGCCGCCAAGGCTTCCGGATTGCCCAGCGCCGTCGCAGCCTCCCGCATCTTCGGAACCAGTTCCCGCAGGGTGACCAGCTTGGCCTGATAGAGGTTGACGATGCGCTGTTGTGCATCGGCCTCGGTGATGAGGCCTGCCTGCAATTCGACCTGGATGCGCTGCTGCTCCAGGGCAACTTGCCCCATCGTACGGTTGTAGGTCTCCTGCAATCCCTTGAGCTGCGCGCTGGCTTCAGTCAGCTTCATCAGCTTGGCCACGTCGGCGGCCTCAGCGGACTTGCCTACGTTCTCCAGCTGCTGTTGCAGGCGGCCCAGCTCCTTGACGGTCTTGGCAACCTCGGCATCAGTGCCATTGCCCTGCAACTGCGCCAGCTGCAAGTGAACATCGACCATGCGCTTTGCCATGTCGATCCGCATCCGTTCACTGTCCAGATACTGCGCCTGATCCACCAGCTGTGATTTCAATGATTCGCTGGCGTTCTTGTACGCGCCTTCCTCGATTTCGTAACGGATGCGGGCGGCTTCGCCCGCCTTGGTCTCACCCTCCTGCAAGTCGCCCAACATCGACACCTGCTTGGCGAGGTTGTCCAGCTCGCGCTGGGCGGCCACATCAGCCTTCTCGCCGTCAGTCTTGCCAGACTTGTGCTTGCTGGATCGGTCTTTGAACTGCTCTTCCAGCTGCTTACGCATCTTGTCGTAAGCCCCACCCTTGATGCTCCCGTCAGCACCAAAAACCACATCACGCAGCAGCTCGGGATCGGAGTTGCCGCCCTCGGCACCGTCACGCAATGCGCGGAACTTCTTACCCAGCTCATCAACCGCCTTGGCAAGCTTCTCTGTCTTGGGCGCGCTGCTGTCCATCTGATCTTGCAGCGCCTTGGATGCGGCCACGGCCTTGTTCTGCACATCCTGATTGGCCTTGTCGGCGGCAGCACGCTGCTCCAACGCTGACCGCTCCGCTTCTAGTGCAGCGATGCGCGCCTGGGTATTGCGAAGGCCTTCTGTACCGCGTGCAGCATCGCCCGGAATGGGGCTGTTCTGGAGTGCCTGGAAGAAGGCCAGGTCTTCCTTGAGAGATTGCAGACGGGCGTCCACGTCCAGGCGACCCACATCCTTCATGGCTTGCCACGCACGCAGCACCGAACCTTTCACGCCATCCCATGCCTGCTCAAGGAAGCCAGCGGATTGCCGCGCCTCTTCCACGCGGTCCCGGTGGACGTTGGCGAAGGCGTCAAGGGCTGCGCGTGCCGCGTCGGTCTGGCGCCCCTGATCCTCCAGCGCCCGCACGTGCTCGTATACCTCAAGTGTCAGGAAGCCATACTGCTGATTCAGTTCCTGAAGCGTCGCGCTCGGGGCTTTCGCCAGGGCGATGATCTTCGCTGTCGTTGCTTCGATGCTCTCGCCGGTCAGCCTGGAGAGATTCACCGCAGCCTCAGCCGCCGTTGCCAATGAATCGGCAGCGATCTGCCCGGAACCAGCCAGCCCCGCGACAGCCTTTTGTGCTTTGCCATACTCACCCGTCGCCGCGTCCACGGCGTTGCTGGTTTCCACCAACCGACCAGCATAGGTACCAGCGGCATTACCACTGGCAATGAGCGACAACTCCAGGGCGCGATTCTCCTGATAGCCCTTGTAAGTGGCGGCGGCGAACAAGCCAAGGGTGGCGACGGTGGCACCGATGGCCGACCCGAGGACGCCGAACCCTGCGGCACTGCGGCCGCCCAGGTTGAGCAGCATGCTGCTCGCACCGGTCACATTGCCTTGCACGAGGTTTGCTCCGATCCCAGCCAAACTGGCGCGCACCTCACGCGCCGACAGGCTCAGGTTACGCATGCGTCGATCCGCCGATTCGACGCCGTCGCTAAGCTGCTGCCAATGGGCGCGCTGACTGGAAATGCTAACCATCGCGCGGTTGTATGCCTCGCGCGAGAGGGTGCCTGCATCGACCGATTGTTTCAGCTTTGCTTCGTCCGCATCGAGCCGCCTCAGCGCGGCGTGCGCGGGGTCATAGGCGCGCAGCAGTTGCTGCATCTGGCGCTCTTCCTTTGAGCGTGCAGCAGCCATCTGATCCTTGCTCGCCAGTAGCTGCTTTTCCTGCTTGTCCAGCTTGCCGAAAATCTCCGCCTGTTCCTCACTGGAGACAAGGCCCGCGCGCATGGCGCGATCCAGCAGCTGTTCGGTTTCGGCAAGGTC